GGACACGCACATCGACGTCAGTTCCTCAGACCGCATTCGGCTGATGAAGCTGTCGCGCTATCTGGTCAATAACGTCGGATTTGTCCGTGGCTTGATCAACGAAAAGGCCCGCTACTCTGTTGGCTCGGGCATCCGCCCGCAGGCCCGCAGCGGTGACGCGACATGGGACGAAGCGGCAGAGAGGTATTTTGAGCAGTTCTCCCGCGTGGCCGACGTGCAGGGCCGGTTTTCATGGCGCGAGATGCAGCGGCTCATCAGCATTGCGATTGACCGAGACGGCGAATGCTTCGTGCAGATGACCCAGCAGGCCACCGGCTACCCGGCGCTCAAGCTCATTCTGGCGCACCGCATCGGCGACAGCATCAGCCAGATTTACAGCCCCGGCCAACCCGTAAAGCCCGCGGCGCAAAACATCATCGACGGCGTGGTCTTGAACGAGGCCATGCGGCCAATTTTCTTCCGCCACCTGATCGGGACCGGCATCGACCCTTCGCAGGAATACACCGACCTCCCAGCCGCCCAGGTTGCCCACATTGGCGAGGGTGGATACGGCGACGAGATCCGCTTCATCACGCCGCTGGCCGCCAGCATCAACCACTTGCGCGATCTGCAAGACGCCATCGGCTTTGAGAAGATGGCGCTCAAGATCAACAGCTACGTCGCCATGGCCATCAAGTCGCAGGGCGGCACCGCGCCAGACTTCTTCGGCGACACCGAGACAGTGAGTGGCAGCGAAACCGACGTCACCGTCGAGAGCCTCGGGGCCACCGGCGGCGCCATCCCGCGGCTGGGCATGGGCGAGGATCTTGTCGCGTGGTCATCTGACCGGCCGAAACAAACCTTCATGGATTTTTGCAGCATGTTGCTCCGCGACGTCTGCACCGGGGCGGGCATCCCTTACGAGTTCCTCGTCAAGCCGTCCGAGGCCGGCGGGGCCGCCCTACGAAGCGTCTTGGTAAGAGCGCAGCGCACTTTTGAGCAACGGCAATCCCTGCTTATTGACCGCCTCTGTTCCCGAGTGTGGGCGCATGTCATCACGCTCGGCATGCAGAACGGCTACATCCCGCAGAACGACAACTGGTGGCAAGTCGAGTGGCAGCGCCCGGCAGCCGCTTCGGTGGACTACGGGCGCGAGGCGGCAGCCAATCTCAACGACGTCCGCGCCGGGCTCCGCACCTTCAGCGAGGACTACGCCGAGCGTGGCATCGACTACAAAGACGCACTGCGCCAGCGGGCCAAGGAGGCGCAATACCTGGCCGAACTTGCCACCGAGTTTGGCGTCTCGCCTGACTCCATCGCCACATTTTCACCCAACCCCGCACCAGTCCAGCCGGCCGCGGAATTGACACAGCCCGCCCAGCAATGAACTCCCGCTGGTATGCTTTTCGAGACTCACAGGATGACGAAACCGAAAGCGTCGAGGTTTCTATTTACGACGAGATCGGGTTTGGTGGTGTCACGGCCAAAGACTTCATGGCCGAGCTGCGCGAGCACAAAGGCAAGCACGTTGAACTCCGCATCAACTCAGTCGGCGGAAGCGTCATCGAAGGAGCCGCAATTTACAACGCACTCCGCAGACACAAAGGCGGCTTAACCGTTTACGTGGATGGACTTGCGGCCAGCATGGCGTCCGTCATCGCCATGGCCGGCGACAAGGTGAGCATCGCCAGCAACGCACTCTTCATGATCCACAACCCATGGAGCATGAGCATGGGTGACGCCGAGGACATGCGCAAAGAGGCCGACGTGCTCGACAAACTCAAGAACACGCTGGTCAACGCCTACACCCGCAAGACCGGCATGACCGCTGCGGCCATCTCCCGCCTGATGGACGAGGAGACATGGCTCGACGCAGCCGAATCGGTGGACCTGGGCTTTGCCGACGAGATCGAGGACGGCATCGAGGCCGCCGCGTCCATCACTCCCGAGCAGGCCCGCGCCCGCTTCGCCAATTTCATGAAAGCAAAATCCAATCCTACCCTGCCCGCGGTTGACATCACCGAAGAGGCAATGAACGCCGAACTGCAAGCGAAAGTTACCGCCCTCCAGGGCGAGCTTGACGCCCGCAACGCCGAAGTCCTTGCCAAGACCCAGAGTTTTGACGAGGCCACCGTCGAAGTCGATTCGCTCAAGGGCGAGATCGACCGCATCTCCGCTGAACTCGCCACCAAGGCCGAAGAGGCCACCGCGCTCGCCGCGGAAGTTGCAGCGAAAGACGAGCAAATCGCCGCACTCCAGGCTTCCGCAGTTTCCGCCGGCCAGCAGGCCGCCGCCATCGTGGCCGCCGCGGGCATCGACCCCGGCACCGCAGGCGTGACAGAGCCAGTCAAGACCGCCGCGCAAATCTTCGCTTCACTCTCTGGCCCCGAGGCCACCGAGTATTTCCGCAAAAACAAAGCGGCAATCGTCGCAACCTTCAAATCCTAAACTCTTATGGCCACAATCAACTCCAGCCTCAATGACAAGCTGATCGCGGAAACCGCGCTGTCAGCCTTCACCGCAGACCTAGACAGCCTCGCGGCTTTCTCAACCAGCTATTCCTCGGAAGTTGTCCGCAAGGGCGCTACCGTCGAAGTGCCCCTCATCGGCGCTCTCACCGCGACCACCTTCGCCGACTCCTACGAAGCTGATGGCGGCACCCTCGGCACCGTCTCGGTGACCGTTGGCACGCACAAAATCGTCACTGTCAGCATGTCCGACACCGAGTGGAGCAAGTCCTCGGCCGCCGACATCATGAAGTTCGCGATCAACCAGGGCAAGGCCGTCGCGCAGTCCGTGCTCGAAAGCGTCTATTCGCTCTTCGTCACCACGGCCAGCTCGGCCGCGCAATACAGCGCGACCCTGACCAACCTGTCGGCGTTCACCATCACCAACGCCCGCTCGCTCCGCAAGGCGCTGGCCGACGAGAAGGTGCCCCGCACCAACCGCAGCCTGTTCCTGAACGAGACACTGTATGACAGCCTGCTCGGTCAGTCTGGCCTGTTGGACGCTTCGCAGTTTGGAGCGCGCGACGCCATCGTCGAGGGCCGCGTGCCCCGCATCGTGGGCATGAACGTCTACGAGTCCATCGTTCTGCCGACCAACAGCATCAGTCTCTCGGCTCTGGCCGTTCACCCGAACGCCGCCGCCGTCGCCATCCGCGCCCTCGAAAGCCAGGCTCCCAGCGAGTATCTGGCCACCCAGGTCGTGACCGATCCCGAAAGCGGCATTTCGCTCGGCTACCGCCGCCACTACAACCCTGGCACGGGCAAGCACTACGTCAGTTTCGAGTGTGTGTTCGGAGCCGCGCGCGCCATCACCGGCGCTGCGAAGCTCGGCCTCGGAGCGTAACCCTTGGGTTAGTCCTGCGCTACAACAGCAGACGCCCCGCCTACGCGGGGCGTTCTGCTTTTGTGGGCATCGCTTCTGTTAGTCAGGTCCGCAAGTTGACTTTCACGGCTTCTCTTAGAGATGAGAGAGAACAAAGCCCGAGCGCAGATCGCGCTGTGTCTGATTGTCCACAACGAGCCGCGACGCCTTGAGCGGTGCATCAGCGCCTTCGCGCCGGCCGTGTGCGAGATCGTCGTTGTTCACGCCACCGGGGCCACGCCACCGAGCGACGAGATCCGCGCCATCTGCGTCAAGCACGGCGCGATTTATGGCATCTACCAGAACACCCAGCATCCCGAGTGGGATCATGTAGACAACTTCGCCGCCGCCCGCCAGAAGTCCTTTGACCTTGCAACGCGCGAATGGGCGCTCTGGGCCGACTCCGACGACATGCCGGGCGACAACTTCGCGCCCGCCCTTCATGAACTGCTAGAAGAGCACGGCGACAACTTCGACGCCTTTTGCCTCAATCACGACGTGGCGGGCCGTGGCATCAAACACAACATGCGCGAGCGGCTTGTCAGGCGCAGCGCCGGCCGCTGGGAAAACGTCATTCACGAAAACTTCGTGCTGACCGGCGAGCCCAAGCGCATCGCCACCGCCGACGCGCCGAACGTCATCCACCTTCCCGACGACGAGCCGAAGCAGGGCAACGAGCGCAACGTCCGAATGCTGGAAAGCATCCCGCCCGAGGAGCGGACCGTTGAGGAACTCTACCACCTGCACGGCGAATACATGGG